CAGTCTAGATTCAAGGATTTTGGCATAAGGATCCCGCTTCCAGTTCCTACCAAGACCTGGCTTTAATTCTTTGGGCATTTGTGACCTAGTAATCGCCATAATTAACAACTAATAGTATGAGCAATTAATAAATAAACAACTGCAATTAACATTAATACTCTGTATTGCAATTCATATTTATTAAACCAACTATGTAATGTTTTTTTATATTTTTCTATCATCCTACTACTTTTCCCCCTTCCCACTTCATATCTGGAAGTCCGTTTTCATAGCTCTTTCCATCATAGGTAAGAACTTGTTTTCTATTGGCACCTTTTTCATTGTAGCTGACGTGTACCCAGCCTCCGGCTGGATCATCTGGGTTATAGAACTCGAGAATTAATTGATCGAAGTCTACGTTATTAGAAAGCCAGTAAGCAATCTTAATATTTGGAACTCCTCCTATTTCAAAGTCAACCGCCTGGCCCTTTGCATGTTGCGACGTTTTTTTGCTGCCGATCGCTTCACACAGCGCCTCGCTGCGGTAGCCCGATGTTATTGTTATTGGTTTGTCAAAGTGTGCACGAGCGGGTTCTAATATCTCGTAGCATACGTTCTCTAAATTTTTAATATCACCAGATCCTGGTGAATTGTCGATACCCTTACGGGTAGCCGTCATTGATTTAGTCATCTCTTCTAATTTAAAATGTTTTGATAATTGCATAGCTCCCCCTTAATCTATAATTAATTTTTTAATAGATCTAGATCCATCAATATTGTCCTCTAATTCTGCCTTACCCTTCCAACATTTGTAGGTAACAGATTCAGAATAGGTCCTTTCAGCTTCACGTTTATGGCGAAGGCACATTCCCATTGACTCTTGTATACGCGCCTCTTTAATCTCGCCGTTTACAAACATCAACAATCCTATCACAGCTTCTATCATTAGTGTGTACTCCCGTTTTTATAATGCATTTCTCTATTTTGGTCTTTAAGTTTTTCGATATCTTCTAAAACTTTATCCATTTGTTTTCTTAAAAATTCTATGTTTACTTTATTCAAAGCCATTGATTCAATATGCTTATTCAACTTATCGGTGGACTTGTAAAGATCCTCGATCATCATAAATTGTTCGGAATCTGCGGGAAGTGAACCAAGTTGGCCCCGCGGCCATTTGATTCTAAATTCTGTATTTTCAGTCAAGTCTTTAGTCATTAGTTCTACTTGGGTTAAAATTTTGTTTTGAGTCTCAATGATACCGAAGTAAGCCCAGGTTCCAATCGCGACCATCGCGATCAACGAGGCTACCGTTTTCATCGGCATCTGGACGGCTGCTTCTTCTGAAATTTTGAGTGCCATTAGTTATAATTATATCCTGTGTTGCCTGATTCTAATTTTTCAAATAATTTTTTATGTTGGTCCATAATTTCTTCGTCTGAATCCATCATTCTATCAACCTGATCTTCTAGTTTTAAAACTTGTGCTTGAATTCTTTGTACTTTATCTTCATGTACTGCCTGGATAGTTGAAAGTTCAAAAGTTCTAGATAGACTCCAACCGGCTAACGCCAACAAGATTCCAACTAGCATTGTCATTAACTTCTCAATCATTTTTCTTAATTATACCCCAACTATTATCCTGTGTTAATGCCTCTTCTTCCTCAATATTATAGAAGAATTTATCAGTATCCTCTGTCTTCCATTTACGTGTATCTTCAACATTCCACTCACTTGTTTGTACTTTCCAATCAGGAACTTCATTTTTTACGGTAAAAGAAGGAATATCCCATAAAATACGATTATTAGGCTGCGCAGCATAATTACCATTTTCTAATGCTAAAATATGGGCACACTTATGTTCATGAGGAATTTCAGAGTGATCAGTATCTACTATATTACTTTCAGGATGTGCCCAGTCTACTGTAAACAAATAAGCTCCTGGGTGAAGTTTTTTATCTTTACCAAAATATTTTCCAGATTGTCCATCTAAGATGTCATAAGAAGTAACAGCAGGATAGTAACTAAAGCAATTCCAAAGCTCCAGCTCGTCCAGTCGCATCCTAGGAACTTCGGTTGCTTTGAATCCTCGTTGAATGAAGGCTGAAATAGGGAGACGATAGAACACAGCACCACTCTCCATAATAGCATGAAAGAGAATCGGACGTCCCGTAATACTTGCCAAGCCAAAGATAATGCAGTCTTCAACTTCACCATGATGCTCTTTAAGATCATAAAGATACTCTCTTCTAATTTGGGCGTACGTAACAGGTATGTTTGCATTAAGATACGCCATAGCATCCTACTTTAGAATACTACTGCACCTATTACAATACCAACAATCACATAAAGTGCATGATGTTTATGATCCATCCACAATTTTTGTGCTTTAATTTTTAGATTTTCCATTTTTTCTCCTATACAAATTTAACTTCATTTTCAAAGGACATGTCTTGTGCCCAATCTTTATGAAAAGTATATGTTCTTTTATCTTCTTTATTACATTCACACGATTCACAACTACATTCTTTGTGTTCTGTATTACAATGACACCCGTGGCCACACTTTTTACATTCTTTATTCATAAAATAAGTATATACGATTAGGATTAATCGTAAAAGACTGTAACGAAACTTATTCCGCCACTAATAGCAATATAGGGTTTAGTTTCACATCTAATTCCTGGTTCTGGAATATCGCATTGATATTCATCCGCAGCTAAAGCTGTGTTTAAAGTCATTTTAATTGTACCTGTAGCACCACCATCTCTTAATTTAACTATTCCTGCATTTCCGCTGTGAGAAATCCAAAGAGCTTTAACTCTTGCTGGTCCGCCAAAGGCATCACCAGAGGCGCTTAATTGGTTCGATGAAATTGTTGTAAAACCCATAATTCAATATTCTATTGTAATTTATCTAGGGCGTCAAGAACGCCCTAGATAGAGTTATTTATTAGCTCCAAGGTGTAGCAAATGTACCATTCCCAATTAGGAATGCATCAATTGACCACAGTAAACCATCCATAGCTCTACATCTAATGTGAGCTCCTTGTAGTCCACCTTTAGTCGTTGCTGTCAAAGTCAATGTGTCACTACTACCTGCATTAAATGCAGTTACAACTCCTGGATCAGTCGCTGTATTGTTGTACCATGCACAACCTCTGAAAGTATCAGCTGTACTTCTACCCGCTGCAGTTCCTGCATTCAAAGTGAAAGTATTTGATGATGTTAAACTTGCAGTCAAAACAAACTCATACATCATTCCAACTCTGTTTGTAGAAGTTGGATCATCAGATCCCGCTACTGCTGGAGTTGCTGTGTCTATGATTGAAGGTAAATTAAACACGGTAACTGCGTCTCCAACCTGTATAACTTTACCTTGGTATTTATCAATCCCTGCAATGTCAGTTCCACCGTCAACTGTACCACCACTTGTGATTGATTGAGCCATTTCTGGACCTGTTCCTAAGAATCCTCTTAAGGATCTTACTGGTCCCGCAAACGTTGTTCTTGCCATAATTATTCTCCTAGTTAATGTGGATATCGTCTCTAGGCCGTCGACTATACGCGTCGATATCCAATTAATTAATTGTATAGTGGGTTTATTATACCCAAAAAAAAGGGGCGCTACAAGAGCGCCCCTTAATAGATTTTTAGTAATCTAATTAAATAGATTACGCTGCTCCGCCAGTTCCGTAGATTCCTCTAGGGTCAGACCATCCGAAGACGTATCTTTCTCTAGCTTTAAATCTTACGTTACCAGTGTCGAAATCTCCTTCGATAGCTGTCTTGATAGGTGCTCTAACAAAGTGTTTTAGACCGTTAGGTGCATCTGTTATCAAGAACCACGCATCACTGTCATTTAAGTAATGGTTAACGAAGTATCCTTCAGGAACCATTCCCATGTGCATTAATGCGTTGATATCATTGTCAGCAGTGCCAACTCTTTGAGGTGATTTCAAAATTCTTTCAGCTGTGAATTGATTTTCTTTTGGAATAATCATTCTTCTAGCTTGAATTGCAATTTTTAATCCTCTCTCGTCAACAAACGATGCAATGTCTATCATGCCTTGTTCTAATGAGGTTTCAGACAAGTCTGCAGCAGTAGCCAGCGTATTGCTGAACGTACTGTTGTTAGCAAGTGAGTGATTAGTAACGCAAAGTGCGCTTCCGTCACCACCTGTGTAGTTAGCATCAAAAGCATTATTCAAAATCGCGGCAGCTTTCACTTGTTTAGTGTGTGCCATTGATCTTGCTAAAGCTCTTGTGTATCTACCAGCTAATCTGTCATATAGATTGTCTTCAATAGCTTCTTCAGTGATAGCAAAAGCGAGAGCAATTGTCTCGTTAGTGTATCTAGAAGTATAAACCTCAGTTGCATTGTCGTAAGTGACCATTGCACCTTCAGATTTAGTTGCTGCTCCAGCAAAGCCGGAAAGCATTACTTCTTCTTCGAAAGCTCTGTCAGACGATTCTGTCATGAAAATCGCTGCTGCTTCATTGTCGTATCGGTTATATTCAAGTCCAAATAGTGCATTCAGACCTGGTTCTAGTTCTTTGACTAGCTGTGCTCGTGATATTGCCATATGTCTATGCTCCTATTAGATTCCTGCACCTTTGTTACCGTAAAAGTGATTATTGATAACCACTAATGCTTTAACATTGGTTGCAGTTTGATCTTCGTTGTCCGGATCTTGAGAGACATCAATTACACGAACTGCTTGAGTCGTTTTAATATCATTCGTAGATCTGTCCAACTGAACTTTGGATATACCTGTAGTCGTACTTCCTGTAACGTTTGTTACATCGAAGTTTTGAAAAATGAAAGTCGTATTCAGATCATCGTCAACATCAATCTTGAAAACTACGCTTGGGTCATCAATAACGAATGCCATAATGTCACTCGCTACAACAGAACCAGGATAGTAGTTACTCCAAGTTGGTTTGCTAGTAGTAGGATCTGTATAAAAACAACCATTAAAAACACCACAGATTCTTTCGCCGTTCCCTGCTGTATGACGAACTATTGTTCCTGTAGCTGCAGCTTGAACTGCGTCACCTTGGAAAATAGCTGTACCAGCATTAGAAGCGATACGATATCTATTCTGAGCGTTAATAAAGGGACTTCCATCTATCTTACGAACTGGTTTCAGTCCGTAGGTTGATGATGTATTTGCCATCTTTATATCCTCCGTTGGCGATTTCTCGCCGGGTTAGTTTAAACGATTTTGGACTATAACTAATAAATTAGGTTTT